CTTTTCAACAAATTGCTCATTGGTGACATCTTCAGCAACTATGCCCTTCGCTTTTGCTATCTCAATATGTTGGTCAATCGTGAAGGATTCTTTAGTGCCCTGATACCGTGGACTAATAGCTAATTTGCCTTCTACCGTCTTGATAGAGTCCTTGCCTTCTGGCGAGCTGGTATCAATGCCGCCTTGCTCTTCGACGGACTCTCTAATTTTCGCTTGAAGAGTCAGAGGGGATTCTATAATTACAGGATCGGGCCCAGTCAAAGTTGGATTAGCGGGCGTATCTTCGCCTCTAGCTTTGGCTTCTTCTGCTGTAAAGAAATCGCCTTCTTTGATACCTGTTTTTGCTGGAGCGTCGGGGATACCTTGGAACGTGCCACGGCCAGAGCGTTCGACTTTGACCTTCTCTACAATGGCAGCAAGTTTGTCTTTTTTGTCTTTACGCTTTTTGTCTGCCTTGGCTTTTTCCTTCTGGTGGAACTTCGCTGCTCTCTGCTCTTTAGTGTCAGGAGGATCTATAGCAAAATCCTTATCACTTTTTTCGGTGAATTGGCGGTTAATGGCCTTGGCTACAATTCCTTCCGCATCAGCTTCACCGTTGGTAAGATCGTCAATAATGCCAGTCATTCTATCAAACTCACCACTTCTAAACAGGTAACTAGCCAAGTCTTTAGGATCTTTGATATTATTATCTTTTACGAAATTCTCACTCTGCATCAAAATACTTAAATTCCGTTCAGCATCTTCACGGAGTGTCGCTTCGCCTTGAGCGCGAGCCTCTTCTTTAGTCAGTACACCTTCTTTACTAATGCCAGTCTCTTGACCAGCGCCGAACTCTTGAACTTCAGCGCCTCTTTCAGAGAGTATATCACCTTCCTTTAAGCCATCGCCTTCTGGTAGTCCTGATACTTGAAGTTCAACGGCTTGTTGATCCAGCAAGCCTTCTTCAGTGATACCCGACGGCTCAGTCATCGCGGCATTGAAGTCAAAATCCTTGACGCCATACGCTTCTGCTAACTGCTTTTGCATTGCGAGTTCTGCCGCCTCCCGTGGATGGGCAGGATCTAGCTTAGGCCCACCTCTCACAATATTAGCAATATTACGCTTATGCTTTTTTAGAAATGCTTTATTCTGGTCTAGGAAGTGATCGAATTCCTTCCTATTAAGGTTGCCCCGAGCAGCTTCACCAACAGCACTTATAGGGCCACCAACAAGAGCACCCGCAAGACCTTCTTTCCATTTCTCAGTGCTAATGAGATTACTTCCAGCAATAAGGATAAAATCATCTTTATCTTCTGCGCTAATCGCTGTGTCTTCAATGATCCCCTGAAACATTTCAGTAGCCGTTTCAGCACCAGCAGCCGCAGCAACTCTGTTGAATGCATTACCCGCCATATGCTTTCTAAATGAGCCTAGCACCTTACCGACACCAAACGTCTCAAGAGCAGCAGATAAGACACCACCAGCACCAGCGCGGACTAGTCTTTCACCAGCCGACCTTTTTGGTATATCCCCTGCCTCTTCGGCAGCTCTTGACCTTACATCAATACGGCCAGCCGCATCAGCAGCAAAATAAGAACCCGTAACAAATGCCCCAGCAGGGCCACCAAGCATAAAGCCAGCCGCCATAGCAGGAGCGTCGCCACCAATTTTATTGATTATTTGGCCCATACCAGCGCCCGATAAAAGCCCTTGTTCTTCGACAGCTAGATTACGGCCACGCCTTGTAGGATCTTCGGCAATAACGTCGCTTGCACCTTGGCGTACTTCACCAAGTTCATCAATGCTTTCTTGTAGTCCAACTCTAAAAGGAGTTCTTACATATTGTTGACGCCATTCTTGAAAGGTTTGCGCTATACTCGCCGCGCCTTGAACCATTTCGAGCCCCGGATTTGTTGAGGCAGCACCCACAACAAAATCACCTACAGGACTAGATGTAATATGAGGCTTAATCGCGTCATCTATAAGAGATTCAGTTTCCTTGCGCTCTTCTTTGCCTTGGACTAAACCTTCATTAACAAGGTGCCGCATGTAATCTTGTTTATAACCCTCAAGCCAAGTCCTCTGATCAAAGCGGTTAATGCTCTGAAACTCAGGAGAGGAAGTCATTGATTCAAGCGTAGGGAAGTCATCGACTGCGCTTTCCTCAACCTCTTGCAAACCTTCTTCTTGCGCTACTGCGTCGGCGGCGGTAATGAAACCGCCAAACTCGTCATTAAGGTTATTCTCTTGTGCTTCAAAGTCTGCTAGTCCAGCCATGATTATAATAATCCCAGTGGTGTGTCCGTTGACCTACGTGCGGTTCCTGAATCTTGTTCGGTTTTTCGTAGCTTATCCGCGATATTCTTCTTGCGCTTAACTTGTCGCTCCGCTTCAACTCTTTTCTCCTGAACGGCTTCTTTTTGCGAAGACATCTTATGTTTGAATTTCTTGTAGCCGTTGCCCGACTTGAAGCTAGCAAGTATGTCGTTGATATGTCCGTCCACAACACTTTGATCAATCTTGACGCTTAGCTCTTCTTTAAGAACTTTAGTCGCAAACTTTATTCTGTCAGGATCATCAGAAGCGAGATCGGCTTGAAGCGTCGAGCCCATTCTCTCTTCGTACAATTTACGCTTAGCGTTACTTAGTCTATTCTTGCCTTGAGTCGCTGTCACTAAAGCTCGCTTCGCTGCAACGTGCTTGACCGCTTCAATCGTATCAGGCTCATTACCCAGTATGAATTTACTTGCTGGTCGGCCCTTTCTAGCTGGTGTAGCAGTAACTTCAAAGCGCTGTAATCTCTCGTCAGAAGACATCTTAGAATTAAGGTTTTGAGCTGATTTTTGAGCCTGAAACTCAGTAACATCAGACTTGGTATCTGCCGCTGTGAATGCCTGTGTCCTATCAGCTTCGGCTTTGCCTATAGCGTCAAGTCTTAACTTTTCGTATTGCTGTTTATTCTCAGCTACAGCACCCGCAACTAGCTGCTGCTCTTGTTGGTTGATACCCATACCGTCAAGGAGTGTCTTTGCTAGCCTGTCATCGAGTTTAGATATGCCGCCAGCAGGCAAGAGGTTGACATGTTTGGCACTGTCTTCGTTGCGATTCATCCACGCATTAAAACTGTCATTGTCTATTGTCGGCTTACCATTAGCAAGACTCTCAATCTTTACGCCGTATCTCTTCATGGTGGCTAGACCAGTGGCAAGCTCGGCACTCCTATCTTTACCGTCTTCAGCTCCACCGGCTTTGGTTTCCTGCTGTCTCTTGACGAGATTAGCTAAAGTGTATGCCTTAGTCAATTGAGGATCTTTCTTTATCCATTGAGTGAATTGGTTAGCTACTAGCCCTATCTCAGTATCGTCGAGCTGGTGACTGCCTCCATCCTTGATAGACTCTTTAACAGCATTATCAATATTTTTAGTAATAGAGATCAACGCGCCAGATTGCGCATTCTCAGCAGTCATATAAGCGTTTTGGACTTGCTTAACAAAAGCCGTTGTTCTTTCTTTTAAAGCTTGGTGAAACTCGCGAGCGCCTTTCGTTGTTACAGGGAAGGCTTTGCCTGTGCCTTTTAGCGTAAAGAATGCAGGGCTGTCATCGCCTACCGCTGGATGATATTGGCCACCAGCTTTATTAATGCCAGCCATAACATTCTGCATAGCCCTTTTTTTCATTCTTGGATCGGCAGAGTTTTCGTGTATATCCATACTCTTGATAACATAATCACCAGCAGCCATAACATTACCAGATTGCGCCCAGCTAGTGATCGACGTAGCGGCTGGCTCATCAGGGTTTTCAACAAAGTCATTTGACGGGCCAAAGTTTCCCTTGACCATATTATTGACAGTGTTCCTATTGTACCCGTTCGCCCTGTTGCCCATAATCATATTATTACGCTTCTCAATGTCAGCGTATTGTTGCGCTTCGCTCTTCTGTTCATTAATGCGGAAAGCTTGATCTCTTGCCCTAGAACGCTGATTAAACTCAGCTTGAGCTCTAGTATCGGCAGTAGCTTGTCTTTTTGCTTGTTGAGCAGCTTTTAGCTGTGCCGCGTCCCTATCTTGAAACTGTTGAGCTGTTTTAACACCAGCAAGAAAACCACCACCCAGACTATCAGCTTGAGAACCAGCAGCCGCACCAGCAAGAGCTCTAAGAGCAAGCCGCCCAAAATCAAATCCACCGCTTTCATCTTGTGTAGCCATCTTTAAACCTCATATACAAAAGTGTTATCGTCAGCGTTACTGCTAACAAATTTATAACCTGCACTAACGACAAATCGTTGAGCCGCTTTATTATCTTTCAAAATGTTAGCATAGAAGCGATTCACTTTCATATGCTGCTTAATCCTGTCCATTACTAGATCAATTCCGATCAAGGCATCCTTGCCACGGTAGCCAGCATAGAAATAGACATGACCGTAAAAGTCGCCGCTGGTGTATGTGCCGTGTATCAAGCCAATTGGGGCACCGTCTTTCATTACCGCATATACGTTATAATGGCCCACGCCCCATAAGGTTAAAAGCTTGTGTAGAGAGTAGAAGTTTCTGTCTGCACTACGATGATCGGGAGCAAAGTAAACATTGGAAAAGAATTCCATGCCCCTTTCATCTGCTTTTAGTCTTACAGCTTCATGCATTACTAACCACCACTGCCAGTGAGGGCACTAAACATACTGGCGTCAGACTGCTGGCCAGCACTTGCACCTTGTCCGAACATTCCAGAAAATGCACCTTGGCTGCTCAAGTCGGTCAATGCAGAACCAGCCGCGCCGCCTAATGCGCCAAGACCGTCACCGCCACTTGATACACTTTTAATCATAGGGGCATTGTTACTGCCAGAAGGTCTAGGAGTCTGCTTTAATATCGCATCTATACCAGCGCCTCTGACGCCTTGTTCTGTTTGAGTGAGGCTATTTCTTTTGCTAGTATTTACATTACGCTGTAACATTGCGGCTAATTGCGTAGCAGAGAACGCGCCTTCAGCGCCTACAGCACCTTCAGCACCTAAGCGCTCTTGGGCCAGCTCCGTAGTTTGCTTATCAAAACCACCCTTCATAAGCGTTTGACCTAAGATTCTCTCTTGGGGATCAGAGCTAAACAACGTATCCATTTGATCGGTCAAGTCATCCAGATTCTCGAACTCTTTATTTAACTCAAAATCTTTAGTCGCCTGATAATAATCATGCAATCTTGGCAATGTAAAGTCTTGATAGAACGCTTCACGATCCTTGAGAATCTCAGCTTGTTTTTTTGATAATTTTGTTTCAACAACTTCGGTTTCTGAACCACCGCCACCGCCACCCATATTAACCTCCTATTGCGCTTCCAGTTGCACCACCTACTGCCATACCTGCCGACATTCCAGCAGGCCCACCAACCCATAAACCAGCGAGGCCACCAATGGCACTACCAATCATTTGCCCCATACCACCGCCACCTTCAGTAGTTGTTCTTGTACCTACTGGAGCTGCTTGTGTCGGTTGTGGAGCCAGTGACATCAATTGACCTAATGCGTCAGATTGCTGACCAAACTCAATCATTCTATTTTGATTTTGAACGTCTATCCTTTGATTCTGAGATGCAGTTTGCCCCATGAATGCCTGTGTTGCAGCACCTTGTAATTTCGCATTACGTTGAGAACCTAATTGAGCTAAGGCACCAGCCTCAAAGCCAGAGCCACCCAAACCACGTTGGGCAAAATTCCCTTGTAGCTGTTCTTGTTGGAAGTTGAATTGCTGACCAATCTGAGCCGCTGGAGCGCGTAATAGATCTTCAGCCTTAGTAATTTCAAAGCTGTCATCTAGCGCAAAATTATCAGTCTCACTCATAAATTGCTCTAATTCAGGGAAGACAAATTCTTGAGCGAATTGCTCCCTATCTTGGAGTACTTTAAATTGCTCGCGAGTTAGTCTGGTTTCACCACCTGTTGTAGTGCTACTGTCGCCACTTGAACCCATTATCGATCTCCCAGAGCTATAATCGTTTTACTCATAATATCGTTGCTGGTTTGCATGCACTTTGTATTTTCTTGGATCGACTTAGCGCACTCCATATTGACCTTCGTAGATTCTTTAGTGCAATCAAGGAGCTCTGTTCGACAGAAGCTTTCCAAACTGGTAAAGCGCTCATCTTGCGAGTAATCACGTTCGGCCTTAGTCTTGGCTTCTGCCATATCTCTCTCACCCTGGCTTTTCTCTCGCTGATTGGCCTGCCACATGAACCAAACCACTAGAGCGACTGGTAAACCGACAGTCTTGATAATCTCGACAAGATCACTCATCACAACCTCCTAGTAATATATTCATAACTGACACCCCTCATTGATCCCGTACCTTTTATTTGAACTTGCATTCTTCGCCCTTCAACAAGTGGGCTAATGAACTCTCGTCTATGTCCTGAGCCTTCCATTATATTGCGCCAAACTTCTTGACCATCCACATAAAATATGATGTGTAGCGCACCGTCTGAATCTACTGCCATTCTACCAAACTGCTTGAGCTTCTGCATATCTTCAGCAACAAACTCAGGAGACAAGTAAGTCCATTCGTATTCTTCACCACCTTGCGCGTCGTAGAATACTTCACCTTTCTTACCAACTAAAATATCATCATCCTTGTCGTACCAACCCCAGTCAAACCGCCAATCGAGCCGGTATACTTTCATATTCTCAACGAAGTCGAAAGCAATAGTCTCATCTTCGTAAAAGAGATAATAGATGTCATTCGCTACTTGAGCAGCAAGTGAGTTTGGTGGCAATTTGAAAATATTATGAGTTAAGACCGAGATCTTACGTCCAGACCTTTGGTCGTATGGCTGATAGGCACAAAGACCGTCATTCGACACCCAGAGAGGCATATTCTTAACGCGGGCAATCGTCTGCCAATTAGCAACACCCTGCGAGTCGGGTATCTCTTGTTTTGCAAAATCAAGAGCGCTATTGCCGGTTATCTGATAAGCTCTATTTCTTGTGAAGACTAGCGTGTAGGTTTCCGTCGATATAGTCCCAGTAATCGTATCATCAAACGTAATAAAATTAAGCTGATCATAAGCGTGTGGGTTCGACTGCTCTGAGACATATATCTTATCATCAACAGCAATGTAAAATACACTATTTCGCTCTGTCAGGTAGCGGCCAAAGTCTGGCTTACCTGCTGGCGAAGTTAAATCGTATTGCTCTTGTATAAGTAGCTCAATATTGGTCGTCTCATCCTCATAGACTATATCGCCTTCAGATGCCCATCGTTCAACAGTACCAGAAAGATAATAAACTGAACCATTAGCGGCTGTTCTCCAGTATTCGATGTGACTTACTGAGTCTGGTATAGTTGCATCGGCACCCGAAACAACCATAGTCCCTAAGTCTGAGGTGACGGTAAACTCCGACACATCAGAGATTGAGAATGGAGAAGACCTAAAACCCTCAGTTGTTCTGTAAGTATAAAAATATTTGTAGACTTCACCAGTAACAAATCGACCACCAGCAGGGCCAGCCGTCACAGTACCTTTATTGAGTGGCGTAGGGACACCCAAATAACCAAGGCTAGAATTGAGTTCACCAGTTTCATTATCAGACCAATAGAAGACACCACCAAATTTTAGGAGTGACCTTTTGCCGTCCTGATAGATTAAACTTTCATCAGGTAAAGAGTCAAGAATCAGTGGCGCGTTATTACTGGATATCGCGCCGTTCTGAATTCGGCAATTTCGCAAGTCTTTAGACACGTTTGGCCCAAGCAAATGCGACTCGACGATATTATTTATACCGCCGTTAAACTGAGCTGTGACTATTTCTGCCATATTAACCTACCCCAGCCACCTTATGCAATACTGAACACCTACGTTTCGAGGTCGAGTTTCAGCCCCGCCTTCTTCTTCGAGGAACTGACGAGCAAGCCCTATCGCAGAAGGGAATTGATTTACACTGTCATTTGGTGCCCCTGATAGAGAATTAATAGGGTTATTCGTCGTCACATCTTGGGTGCTGAAGTGCTCAAGGTCTACTAACGTATGATGATGCGAACCAAATTCAGATGCCTGCTTAGTGCCAACATTATCGCCTATAGTCAAATCGCCCCTATCAGTCCTTGTAGACGAATCAGGATCATTGCCAGCTCCATGATCCCAACCACGCAAAAATTCACCTCTATAGTCTGGTAAATTAAAAGTCAATGAGCCGTCACCATCGCCATATTTAGAGCCAAGTAGAGCGTATAGGTTAGAATATGTTGATCTACTTACAGCAGCGCCATTACATTCAAAAAAACCAGAAGGAACGACATTTGTAGGGAAGCCAATCACAGCCCCTACTGGCATAATGTTACCAATGTCTGTTATTTGATCTATTTGAGCTTGAGTCAAGCCAACCAATGCGCCTAGCTTATTGCGTTCTGCTACAGTGATTATCTGGCCAGAGCCAGTATCTAAAATTCTATTTAGCTTAGCTCTTTCATCGCTACTTATGACCGCGCCCGATCCTGCCGATTGTATAGCATCAAGTATCTCTTCGTTCTGGAACTTGTGGATAGACGCGAGGCTGGTGCATATTTGAGTTAAAGCCCCGTCAACCTCTTCAGCATCCAATACACCTTGATCATAAAGTGCTAAAGTTCTGGTCGTCAACAGTAATGGAATCTGTGAAGAGTTTAAACCTTTAATGCTCATCGCATCGCCAGTTGAGATCTTCCTATTATAACTAGAGCCTACGCCTTTTGTATCGAAGAAAATATCTTCAAAACCAAGTAAATTTTTTATATAGTTTTCAGCCATTTTTATTACCTATACGGTTATCCTTAGGACGCCAGAACATTAGACATTCCCCACTATTGTGCCGCTGATCCAAACGCCATAGCCTTCATATATTTTCGGCGCAGTAAATGTAAATGTTGCATTTACAGTGGGGAAATCTTGATTTGCCATTGATCCCCTTACCATGCTGACCAAAGTAGTGCCGTTGCCACCACTGTAGTTGACATTGATTGTGCCAGAATTTACTTCTATAGCAGTACTAGCAATGTCAGTTTCAAAGACAGTAGCTATTGCATCAACATTTGATGTATTGATCAAGAAACAGCATGTGGAGACGATAGCAGCATCACCACCGACAATATGTGAGCTACACCAAGATGATTTGCAGTGAGAGCTATTGGCAGTCCAGACGACCGCGTTCGCCTTCGCTTTAAATGCGATACCACTAATCTCAATAAGAGCACAGGTGTTTGAGACGAAAGCAACAGCAGCTTGAGAGGCACGGAAATCCCAATGACCATAAATATTTAAAAAATCATGGGCGAAATCAATCGCAGGGGCATTATTTATATTCTCTATAATTACTGTCTTAGCTGAGTGGTCAAAAGGATAACCAACAGAGGGGATTAAATTAAGACCACCAGCCCCATAGAAGCCGTCGAAGCGTAGAGCTTCCGTGACTTGCATGGTTTGATTATCAAATTCAATCGTAATCAAAACGCCTCGATGAAGATTTTTGCCAATTGCATCAATTATTACTTGAGCTTGTGGCCCAGTAGTTCCAGCAGGAATTGTAATCGTTCGGCTAAATAGTTCATCGCCGCCTTGGCTAACACCATCGATCTCGCCAGTAAATTTATACTTAGCTGCTACGCCAGTATTGTTCCATACAATTGAAGAGTATATAGCATAGTCGGCGCTCACCACAATTGGTTGATTAGGAGTGTGTTGCGCACCGCCAGCAGTTAAGTGAGTAATACTATTCCCAGTGCTAGCCTTAATGATTGTTACTTGCCAGCCTTCACTTAAGTTTTGGGCACTAAACACGGTAACATCGAAAGCACTTGTAAAAACAAGCATCTTGCCAGTATCACTTTCAATGAAAGTGTAGGAGCTTTCGGCAATGACTTTAATGTCTTTAATAACCGTCAAATAGGTCTCAGGGTCGACTGGCCCGTCTGGAGGATCAACACCTTCAGGTACAGTAAGAAATAAATTGCCGTTACTATCAAAAGCCAAATAGAGGTTTTTACGATCTTCTTTGCCGGGAATATTAAAAGCAGAATCAGAGGTTACCGCAGCTACATGGAATCCATCAAGATGCTCTAAATGAAGCAGTATTTTGCCAATAAAATCTTCGACAGATTCCACACCAGCAGTACTCAAGAAGTTACTGACAGGTATATGTCTAGCGCTAAGCTTCGTTATTTCTTGACTGGCACCAGTGGAATTTACACGACTAAAAGTTGCATTGTTTCTATCCGTATCGAAGCAGATATCTTCGACACCAATTAAAGCTTTTTTATAATGATTATCAGGCATAAGTCCCCCTTGTGCTCATGTTGGCATGTTGGCCGCTCGAAACTCTACCGATTTCGCGGTTTACTCTTTCTTGATACCGCTGTTCGTATAGGTTTGAGAGTTCAATATTTTGTATTGGCCCGTCTTTCTCGTAGCACTTATGAAGCGTGTAGTATTGCATTGCTTGAAGGTCATCTATTTCAAGAATGTCTTCGCGTGGGTAACGGACATACCAGACACGGAAAGCGCCTTCGGTATTGAGGACTTGAACGACTTCACCTTCTTCCAGATTGAAAGTGTTTGTGTCTCTGCCGAATTCATCCAATGAAGTGTCGTCAACAGTTAAGCCTAGTTCACTAGTGAAAGGCAATGACTCAAGATCCTGAAGGAATAGAGGCCCGTCAACGTCAACGATCTCGACGTTATCAACGATGAGTGGCTCAATCGTATATTCGCCAGCTTGAGTAACTACGCCAAGTTCGCCTTCAAACGATCTATAAGTTGACGTAATGCTATCGTCAGGGATTGGGTAAAATCTCAGTTGGCGCATACCGTCAAGGTCTTGGTAGTAGACTTGTGGTCGACCAAAGTCACTGCGGTAATTTCTTCCTCGCGAGCGAGCGAGATCACGGGAGGTAGTTTTAGGGATTAAATAGCCGTCGTTCCGTTCCATTCGATCTACAATAAAGCAGTCATCAGGTAAGGTATATATCTCGGAATTTTCCCGAACGGTCAAGGGAGCCTCTGCGCGGAGAATCATTGTCTTTTCACAAAATTCCCGCTGGCCTTCATTTATATAATCAATCAGCTCATCCTTAGACCAGCGAGTGTATTTGGAGTCACCCGTCAATCTTAGGACACGCTCAAGGATCTTATCAAATGCATGTGGTAGTGCCATAAGAAGCCCCCTTGTTGCTTAGGCTAGTTCTTGGATGTAATACTCAGCGATAACCAAGATTCTAGCGGTATCCAAATCAGCACTCGGTATAAGGTCGAGTGTTGCATTGGCGTTATAACGCAAGCCATTAGCAGCTAAAGCACCGCCGCCTTTAATAAGACCGCCTAGAGCATTAGCGTCAGCAGCAGCTACCCAACCATTGGGATCGGCAAGACTACCAACGTCGTAAACAGCAACGCCACCCTCAACAGTTAGAGTCTCGACGCGTACATCGGTGAGAATTGCGTTGTCAGGTAGAATGATTGCTTTAACGACATCAGCAGCAGCGACATTGAAGCCGTCGAGTGAGAAGTCGAGAATATTCTCAGCAACGATCTTGTGACCGCCAATGTGGACTAAAGGAGCACTAGCAGCGCCCTTCAAATGTTTTGTGATTGTAGCCATGAGATTTTCCTTAATTTATTTGAGTGAAGAAGGGAGCCCCGAAGGACTCCCAAGCGATTAACCAGATATTGAAGCTGTGTAGTACTGAATGATGCCGTTGTCATCTTTGGTGCCTTCAGCTTCCTTGTTAAAGGCAAGCTTCTTGATTCCTTTAATGTCGCCGACGGCTATTCCGATCTGGTTTTTATAATCAAAATTTTCTTCAGTCCACTGCATAAAACCACTCTGTCCGTCCATTAACGGGCCAGCAGCCCAGTTAATTGCAAGAGCCGCAGAACCCATAAATAGGTTACGTGCAACAGTTACTGAGCCAGCATTGATTTCACGTACAACTTTATCACACTCAACAATGATCACACCGTCGATAGTAGTGATGCCGCCGTTAAAGAACTTTTCACGGCCCTTACCTTCTTCAACCGCATAAGGGAGATAGTCAGGGTCAAGCTTCAAATCTTGTAATGACCACGGGTCAAGGAACAAGAGGAAAGTTTGACGACCAAACTGCGCATCGCGCCAAGGCTTGATCTTCTCAGCAGCACCATCGGCACCAGTGATAGCCCAAAGCTTCAGCTTACGAATACCTTTTACAGATACGATATCTGTAGTGGCAATGTCATCAATACCAGCAACTGGCACAGACGCATCATGCGTGTGAGTTGAGTCAGCCGCAAGAACACGGTTGACAGATGGAGCAGCAGAAGCAGCCGCGAAAGTCGCGTTGTCTGTCTCTTGTGTCTTCCATTCCATTAGGACTTCACGCGCATCATTTCTGAAGTTCATTGAAGTACGCTGAGTTGACATACCAAGACGGAAACGAACAGCGTTTCGAGTCTCTTCAGCGAGCAAGATATCGTCGCCGTATTCTAGTGACTGCTCTTTACCTTCAAGAGTAGTTGAACCAGTTACGCCAGAATCTTGCTCTAGTAAGTAAAGCTTAGGCAGAGAAAGCTTATCACCAGCAGTCTTTGTAAGCTCGCGCTTCATTATAACAGGTGAACGCATACTGTCAGACGCATAAGGTCTGAAGTAGATTTCATTCACATGCTCTTTGAACATCATGTCTGACCACTTTTTCTGTGTCAGCTGGTGTGTTGTTTGGATATCAGTTAAAGCCATTTTATTTACCTATTAAGTAGTGACCTATCGGCTGACTGTCCCTCTTTTAAACTGACTATCGAACATTCCATCAAGAGTGTCCTTAGTCTTAGTCTTGCTCACGTTACCGCGTGGCGAAGAAGGGACTTTGCGCAGATTTGGTCTAGTTGTAGTTTCGTCATTTCCTTCTTCCATTTCTTTGAGGATTTTTTGTCGGAGTTGTTCTTCAAATGCTACAGGATCTTCTTTCATTCGGGCTAGATTCTGAAGCTTCAAACCTACTTCATAAGCTGTCTGAGCCTTGTTGTTGCTGGTTTGAATTTGTTCGACAAGCTCAGGGTGATAAGCGGATACCTTCTTCAGGTTATCAATTACGTCATCATAGTCAGCGTGTAGACTTCTCTGTACGCCTTGCTGAATCTGTATTTCCATATCGGCTTGACTATTTTGCGGCTGCACTTGGCCTTGCATATATTGAAAAGCCTTCATAGGATCTTCATACATAAGGTCTTGCAACTGCTCTTTAGACATTGCCTCTTCTTGCTTTGGCGCTGCTTGTTGCTGAGATCCGTTGGCTATAAACTCATTGAATTTCTTCTCAAGTTCATTGTGCTTAGAGTCTGAGTAGGATTGGTTTTTACGCCTCAATTCCTCAGCTTCTTCGTACTTAGCTTTCCAGTCAGTTTCGTCTGGCTGTTCAGTCTCAGTTTCAACCTGTTCAGTTTCGACTTGTTCAGTCTCTGCGTGTTCCTCAACATGCTCAACCTCAGTCTCAACTATGTCATTGATTTCTTCAGTGCCTTCAATCTCGGAAGTAGCCGTAGCATCTTCAGCAGTTGTTTCTGCACCAATTTGACTATCAAATAGTCCATCTAAATCTGAATCTGACATTTTATTTCAACTCCGTATTTGTAGGTAGCCGTAGCATCCTGTTTTTTTAGCAGGGTTATTGGGTAGCCGTAGCATCCTGTCCCGCTGGTTGTGATGGCGGCAAAAAGCTTTGCGCCATTTCCTCTTTATTTGGAAGATTGGTAGATTTTATTATCTCAGCTAAGAACTGTGGATTGTTTTGTAGCGATGGAGCGACCTTAATAAGCTCAACTAAGCTGTTCAGTGTTGCCTCGTTTGCGTTCGCTGACGCCGCAGTTTCAGTGATGACAATATCGTATTTGAAAATGTCTTGGAGTTTATTGGACTCCACGTTTAAGATTGCACTGCCAACAGTCTCTTGAGTGACGCCGTTGACGGTAGTCTCTTGGATTTCACCATTGGGTGACTTGTAGCGCATGACTTCTTCAGTCTTCATATATTGCGCCATTAGGTAGACGTAAATTTCAGCAATACGCTTCTTAGTTTTCTCTAATGAATCATAGATCGAAGTAAGTACGGTGTTACCTTGTCTGAGTCTCATGGAAATAGCTGTGCCACTTCTGACGTTAGACGAAAGCCCCTGCATTTCAGGATTCACACCAGATACTCTGCTCATGGCGTTAACACCTATTTCAAAGTGCTGAAATGCCATAGCAGCGTCAGCGCGATTCTCTTCAATACGCACTCGGTTGTTCTGTAGTGAACCATCTTCAAAATCATTGATTATGGCGTCAGGCTTACAGATTTCCTCTTGTACTTTCTGTACGTTTGGAAGTGCGCCTTTCTCTGCTAAGATTTGGCGAGTGCCAAGTATGTGCATTGACTTAGAGAAAGAACGGTTTATGACGTCTTGAGGATCAACAAGATCCTTAACTAAGCCATACGGCTTATGGTGTCTATCGCGCATAAAGTAAGTGGGGATAATCGGGAACTTGCCATGCTTACGGCCAAACAACTTCGGCTCATTTATGAAGATATCTTCAGCGAAAACACAATTATATATTTCATTCTTCTTGGTCTTGTCATTAAGTTGGTAGTACCAAGCCTCAACAAGCCTTACGCGTTCTCTTTGAGGATCATACCACTTAGTAGGATCGTCATTAAGTTCATCGTAATACTGGCCGCTATCTCTACCTTTTGGCTCATTGTGATCTTCGTATTGATCTTCATACTCAGACTGGCCCGTTGCTATCTTCTGTAGTTCCTTCTCTTTGTCAGGGAACATTTCGATAGCTACATCGAGGTCAACCCACTTCGCATGAAAGACATGACGGGCATCTTCATAGTCAACGCGCTTACTTGCAGCGTCCCAGAAAACTTCCTGCCAGTCAAGGTATTCTCTCTCGATAGAATCCTCATCATTCCAATCTGCCCAGATGGCACCACGTCCACCAATTACACCATCCTGAAACGCCATAGTAATCTCATAAGGGAAATATGTGTCTGCATTGGCTTGGCGGTAAATATCAGTGAGTAGCTGAGAGGGTAGGGTGTCAGAGTCTTCGTGACCTACGAACTTTATATCGCTTCGGCCCTGAATCTCTTGACCAGTGACAAGATTCACAATGGATTTTATTAAATTGAACTTCAAAGGCGGCTGAGATCTTGCCTCCATTTGGAGAAGTATTTCGGCTGAGAGTTGGTCGCCGTGGTAGTAATCATGCCAGACTCTTGCGCGTCTTCTAAACTCTTTATCATTATCAGCTGAAGCTCTAAACCATCGACTAATTTTTTTGAAGGCTTTCTGGTGCTCTTCGCTCATATCGTCAGACGGATTGTGTAGCACTTCGCTCATATCATTACCTGTTTGGGACTTATTGATATTGATAAATCATTATCAATAACCTATACTAATCCCATAAGTAATTGCAATAGATAGTGAAGTGAAACTTCCATAAAAACGCATAAGTAGGCATGGATGGCAATTTCCAATAAAGAAAAGGATCGGCGCGGTGCTAAGAAGCTCTACGAAAAGGTAGATACCTTCTTCGATGATGTGATGGAGGATAGCGACTTCATTGAGCAGACTGTCAAAGCATGGGCCACAGCAGACCCAAAAGGCTTCATGACCTTACTTGAGAAGCGACTCCCCAAGGTTCAACCAGTAGATCAAGATTTGCAGCGAATGACGTTGGGACTCAAAGACCTTTTAGGTGAACTCCCAGACTTCGACGACATCGCCTTAGAGCTCAAGAAAGCCAATAAGAAGATCAAAGACCTTGAGGTTGCACTATGCAACATGACGGAAGAAAAGGAACATTGGCGAAAGAAGTGTCTGAAGGAACGAAAGAAGAATGAGTAGCATTATCACAGACCAAGAGCTGAAGTATTTGCGCAAAAAGCTAAAGACTCATATGAAGTTTTGGCAGCGTAATCCAGTCGCTTTTGTCTACGATAATAAGATTGCTAATATTCTACCGTATCAGGCTGAGATCATGCAGTCTGTAGTCGATCATAAAAGAACGATAGTCCGTTCAGGGCATGGACTTGGTAAGACCTTTATCATGGCACTTGTCGCTATGTGGTGGCTCTGCACTCATTGGAGAAAAGGCGAAGGTTGTTCAATCGTTGTGACCAGCCCGTCGGCGTCAAACTTAACAACCGTTTTTATGGCACAACTATCTAAGTGCTTAGACCTACTCCCCAAATACTTTAAAGACCAATTCGAGATTACAGCTGAATCTATCTACAACAGAGAAGATGCCAAAGGCTGGCGGCTCGATTTGCGTACTGCCAGAAAAGATAACCCCGACGCAATGCAGGGACAACATAATGTACTTTTCCTAATTGATGAATGGTCAGGAGTTCCAATTGAAATCTATCGCGTCATTGAGGGCGCTATGGCCTCTGAAAACTCAAGAATCCTTGCAATTGGCAATCCGATTAGACGCTCAGGCTGGGGATACGAAGCGTTTACCAAAAACAAAAAATTATGGAAAAGATTCCACCTAGATGCAGCAATCTACAATATAGACGCAGAGTTTGAGACTGATTGGGAAGATATCTACGGCCTAAAACATACCGATACGAATAATGGTCGTGTCTCCAGTAATGAGATACAAAAGTGGTTAGATATCTCAGGTGGAGATCCAGATGCATACGATTATAGAATTCGTGTCGCTGGTGAGTTCCCAATGGCTGGCAAGAACCAGTTTATCGACCTTCGATATGTTGAGCAATGCTTTAAAACTGAATTCTACTCAGAGCAGAAGAAGACCCACACTTTAGGGCTTGACCCTGCTACAGGCGGTGAAGGTGACGAGATCGCCCTTGTTCATCGTTGGGGCTCAAACATTATGAACATCAAGACTTGGAGGAGTACCGACACTCGGCAGATAGCCTACACTGTTCGCGAGTGGCTTCAGGCTGAAGGCAAAAGCTACCGCTTTAAATTCCTTGCCGTCGACTCAATCGGTGACGGCAAAGGTGTATACGATTCACTTTTAGAATTTAAAGAAGGTAATGGCTTAGGTAATGTTGAAGCCGTCTACCAATACAAATCATCACACGAAGCCAATATCAAAGAGCGCTTTGATCGTTGCCGCGATGAAACTTGGCAGAAGATGAAAGATTGGTTCATCAACGATAAGCCCCATTTCCATAAAGACCATCAGCTAAAATGTGAAGAGCTTCGCGAAGAGCTTGTAGCCCTAACTGCTGGCTTCACCAACCACGGCAGACTGAAGATAGAATCTAAAGTCGACCTTAGAAAGCGTGGTGTTAAATCTCCGAATATTGCCGATGCCCTTGCGATGACTTTTAGCCGTCACGATGACATCGAGCACTCACAAAAACTAGACCGTTACAAAATGGCCATTAAAAAGGCTGTTAAACATATGAAATTGGATTGGAGGGCGAGTTAATGCCAAAACTAACAGAGAAAGAAATTGCACGACGGAAAAAACTATCTATTGCAGCTAAGGCGCGTCACGCAAAGAAAAAAGCAGAGAAGGAAGCTACGAGAGAAGCTGAGGATACTATTGTCAGCGGCAGCATCGACACATTGATGGAAGATGGAGAGAAGCAAGCAACTCAAGACTTGATTCAACAAGCCATTGCTAACTTTATCTCTGCCCAAACTGATACCGCTAAATCAGCGAAGAGAGTCAGGATAGGCAAGTGCTCACGACATCCCGACATCGATGTGAAAGCTGGCGAAAACTGCAAAGTCTGTATCAAAAACACTCTTGTATTTAATGCCCGTACTGACGCGGCAAAGTTCGTTCTACCTTGCCCTATATGTGATCGAAAGACACGCTCTGAAGACGGCGGCAATATCCAAACATTCTATTCAAAAAGAGGTGCATATGCATGTGCTATGTGTGAGATCGACTATACGACATCGGGCGAATTAGTTAAGTGGCAATCGGGACAATCTCAGAACGCCGTAAACAAAGAAATTGACCAAAGATTAAGGAGAGCAAAATGAGTAATTCCAATTCACTAGGGCAAAGAGAGTTTACAGGCGAAGGCAATGACGCGCTAGTCGGTTGCGCAACTTCACAAGAGTTATGGGTGCCAGGGGATGGCGATATAACATTGGGCCGTAGCGCTGCCTTTGATTTCCCAATCCCAAGATTCATGACTTGTAATGTAGCTGGCACTCTCGTCTGCACAGGCTGGTCTGCTGGAGAATCTCCATTAACTCGAAATGTTGTTGCTGGTCAAGTCATTCACTTTAGACCTAAGAGCATTACGGCTGCTGGCTCCACCGCTGAAGTAATCTTGGAATACTAAGATGTTACAGGTCGGGCCGCACGTTCGGCCTCACACTTCTTTCGGTGCCGTACTTGGTACCCCTTCTTTTGACCATTTCGTAGCAATTTTCGACACAGAAAAACTCGGAGGCACTGGCTCTGCGACTAAAACCTTATTGCTTCCTTTTACCGCTGGCTATGAGGTGCATTGGGGGGACGGGGTAATTAACAGCCTCAACACCCATACCTATTCGACAGGAGGCGAATGGACTGTTGAAATATTTGAACCTGTTACGACATTTGCCTTCCAAGGTGGCGGCGACTGCCTAAAATTGGTCGATATGGTTAGCCTCGGAATTGGCTTCGAGATCAACACCACAGGCACTTGGCAAGGCTGTAGGAATATGGTCTACTCGACCACTGACACGCCAGACATAATCACAACCGACTTGACTAGTACCTTTAATGCCGCCGAGCTAATGAACGGCAATATCGGTAATTGGGATGTAAGTGCAGTCACGAATATGACCAACATGTTCTTTGGGGCTTTCCTTTACACAGGAGCTGGTATTGCGAGCTGGGACGTATCCTCAGTAGAGAGTTTTAGTCAATTCGCCTTTGCAGCTCATAATTTCTCTGAAGAAATAGACGTTTGGAACATGATAAGTTGCACTAATATTGGAGGCATGTTTAGATCAGCTAATAACTTCAATGTAAATGTAAATGGTTGGGGTGCAACGACTGCGAATATACAGCAGATGAACCATGTGTTTAATGGGACTAACTTCACTCACGATTTACCCGACTGGGATGTGGGTTCAGTCAATACCACTCATGCAATGTTTGGCTCCACGGACTACAACGGAGACATTTCTAGCTGGGAGCTGACTTCAGCAACCGATACGTCATGGATGTTTGCAGGCAATAATACATTCAATAATCAAGTCGGTGACGGCAATTTCCCTCTAGTTACCAATATGTCCAACATGTTCGGCGGCGCGTCAAGCTACAATCAAAATATGGGTGGCTGGCTTGTGCCTAATGTCACAAATATGGCGACTATGCTGGATAACTCTGGATTGAGCACAACCAACTATAATGCGTGGTTAGTCGGCTTAGACGGCCAGACACTTCAAACAAATATCCCTATGGGTGCGCAAGGGCTCGTCCATAGTGGCGCGGGCAGCACTGCAAGGGCTAGCCTAATAATTGCACCTGCCTTTATGACAATTAGCGGAGACTCCACATGATATGCACCCACAATACAGTCACCAACGTAACCACCAACGATAAGTACGTTTTGGTTCACTGCGGTGATGATCTAATTATGGCTAAATTCACTGGGGGGGAAACCTCCAGCTCTCATAATGTAGAGGTTTTTGATACCGCTCAAGAGATTATAGACCGAGGATTAGAATTAGGGCTTACCTGCTCCGTTGACCACATGTTAACAGCTATGGAGCACGGGGCTATCCTACCTCAAGATAGCCTTGATAAGCTACATCTTGTCGTCTGGGATATGGATATTGACTACATCAACAGAATGAAAGCCTTAGGCTACACGCAACCATAGGAGATAATTATGAGCAATGAAATTATTCAACAGAAAGAAGGCGCTGCTAGTAATATCTATGAGCGGGTATTAAACGGTAATGAGAACGATATCTGTATCATCGATGGCGATGGCAAGAAGGTTTGGGTTGATCCTACTGTAACGCCAATTGTTGGAATCGGCGCAGAAGATGAAGTCTATAGCACGAACGACGTTGGCCTAAATATCTTCCGTGGAATACCAATTAATTACTGGATACCAAATTGGGATAACGACACAGTAAAAGCAGGCACCTTAGCTTATGACGTTGGCTGGACTATGCTTTCAAATAAAGCTACAGAACAACGACCAGCGCCACAACCAAATGGCAGTCCTGAGACTGGCTTCGATAATACCGAAACCTACGATGAGCTAAGCAATGTTTCAGTTGTTTTTTCTGGCCAGACCTACACTTTCCTCAAGAACGGGGTGATTGAAACTATATACGCTCGCGTCCCTGAGTTATCAGCGACTACCAACTATCGCTTTGTTATCATCAACCTTACGACCAATTCCGTACATACCATTGAAGAGCCTTTCCTTACTGCTGGAGATTGGACGCCGATTGCTATCGGGACGCAAATTGTACAAGTCGGCGAACAATGGATTGCCTATATTGATGCGATCAATACTGGCGCTGATACCAATATTTCAGGTGGATGGACTCGCGGGGCAAACGACCAAACAGCAGTACCATCAAGCGGCGGCTGGAATCAGACCAATCAAAGCAACTTGGTAAGAATTCATAAGACTGATGCCGACACTACAAACAGGAGCGCTGAACTACTTGGTGTCACTGTTGATTCGACTATCACTTTCGTTCAAACTAACGATACCAACAGAAGCCTTACTTATCGCGTAACTCAAGTGCCCGTGGATCAAGGCACTTATGTTGAGTATCCAGTTAGTCACCTATCTACAGGGCCAGCAGGAGAGCCAAGCGTGGGCGAAGTTTGTACGACTGACATCGATGTGCCAATCGCTCAAGCTACAAAATATTATTCAGTGACTGACCATTGGGTAGGAGATCCAGCCTCTTTTGCTTTATCTTCTGGCTTCTTACATTTCGATGGAGCTGATCAGGGTGGAAATGCGAACAATGGTTTTGGCATAGACCTACGTTTTCAAGAAGCTTTTATCTCTCCAGACTGGGATCTAGTTAGCCACTCAACATCAGCATCAATAGGCTCACAACCTGTTGATCCTATTGACCCAATTACGACAACTGCGAGCAAGACCCTTGTCTATGGTGTCGATGATACCACGTTGGCAGACCCGACAGCGGCTCCAATTATCCTAACTCTCCCTGATGCCGCGAGTAATATAGGTCAGGAGTTTTTCGTCAAAAGGATTACCAACGGTGGAAATCTAGTGACTTTACTACCTGTTGGTAGTGACACTATTGACACTGAGGCTAATTACCTTCTCGATAACATCGAGAAGTATGTAAGAGTCATATCTGATGGCACCGCCATATGGCGAGTGATAGGCACATCAATTCCTGTGCCTATCGACCCAGTTACAACAACTGCGAGTAAAACCCTTGTTTATGGTGTCGATGATGATACGATGGCAGATCCAACGCTTGCGCCAATTGTTTTAACTCTTCCCGATGCTGCAAGTAATATAGGTAATAAGTTCTTTGTTAAGAGAGTCGTCAACGGAGGGAACGCAGTGACCCTGCTACCTGCTGGCAGTGATACCATTGACACTGGGGCCAGCTATATTCTCGCCAATAATTTTGAGTATATAGGCGTTGTCTCTGATGGCACAACCGCATGGAAAGCGACTGAACAGAGATCATTTAGCTTTGCGTCAATGCTAATTACTGTCCCAACCAGTATATCGATAGACCCCACATTTATAAATCTAAATATTTGGAACACTAACGCATTTATAACACCAGCAAGACTTGAGCCCGATGAAGTTAACGGCCAGCTAAAGATCCTTCACTCCACCGCGCCGCAAGAAGGCTATAACGTGAGGGCTACTGTAACTTTTGAGTTCACTAATAATCAGATAGTTACTATGCAAGCGTATGTAAATGGTGCTCTTGCTGGCGTGCCAGTAGCAGCGAATGGATTAGGCGCAGGAAAGCCAATAACTTTAACGATTGCTCAGCCTATCGCAACTGTTGGAATAACGAATATTGAAATTCGTGTGAAAGGCGAAAGCTCTGGAGTGTTGACTGTAGACTCAGCGTCCTTTGTTGCTGATAGAATTGGAGGTTAAAATGTTACCTTACGACCCAAGACGAAATTATTTCGGTGCTGAAGGCTCTAAGCTAGCTGACGTATTTGCTGAAATTCTAAAGCTCATGCCAGCTCTGCGCGGTGGTTTTAATTATGCAGCCTATCGGCACGATGTTGCCTATAGTGGAACAAAGAAGAAAGGCTTCTTTGCGCGTATCAAGAATTTCTTCGCTCGCAAAAAGGCTGATAAGAAGTTTCGCGACGACTTAGAGGCCGCTATAGCTTTTACTGAAGATGAAGGAAATATCACTACTGAGCAGGCCGATAGAGCAATGGTATTAAAGAAGCTCTCATACAAAGCAGTCAGATACCTTGGCTGGAAATCTTATCGAACAGGAGATGCAAATGACTAAGCAAGAGTTGATCGACGAGCTTATACGACTGGGCTATGATGCCAGCGAAGCAAAGATTAAGAGGAAAGCTGAACTGGAGGATATCTACAACAACATCGACACAGTTATCACCAAAGACTTGGTTATCACCTCAAAGCGTAGTGATCGGTACTGGCTGGAAGATGGCAGTGAAATACTGTTCAAGGATATTCCAGAGTACATCATGGATGGCCAGATAACGCCATACCCAAAAGCCAAGGATTTTGCTATAGTAGTCAACGGAAGATTAACTTCGTTTATTCTACAGCCGTGAAGAGGCCAGCATGTTTGTTGCTCGCACTTGTCTTAAATGGCTGCATAATCAGTGGCCCATATACAGGCACCAAATACGAAATCGGCGTAAGCGAAGAAAATGGAGTATTTGCGTCTGCAAAGCCAATAGGCTGGAACGCCGTTTCTAACACCTATAAGCTGTTGACTGAAGACGATAGCGAAAGTATTGTGAAGGACTGACTAGGAACTCGCCCTTTTAGTCATTCTCGCGGGGAGCCGTCAATTCATTTTGGCGGCTCTTTTTTCGTGTATTCTCTGCCTTAAGGCGATACTAGCTTGCCGCTGCTCTTCGGCTTTATCGACCAGTGGCCCTAACTCCCGGAAAATTCTAACCCTCTTTCTTTTATTGACCTCACTCATGCGTTCACAAAATGCACGAACATCATGTCGCAAAGCTCTAAAATTCCTCGCAGTCTTAACAGATTGGAGCTCATCGAGAGGCAAAGTAAAATCATCAGGATCGACATCGGGAAATTGCTCTCTCATAAGAGTCTGTCTATATTTGTTCGGCCTTCTCGCTCCTGTCTTCCAGTTGCTGATTGCTTGCTGAGTCAATCCCAACGACCTTCCAAAGTTTACTTGGCCCAGTACATAAGTTTCCATTACCTCTTCGATATATGCTGCCCAATTAATCATTCGTCACTCCTTGTTTAATGAAGTGCCAACATAACTTGTTTTTGGACATTTACACCCTATAGGTAAATAAACTAAATAAAGGGAATAACAATGCCACTTGATGACGATGTATCGACAATTGAAATGTTTCTGAAGGATGGAGCGAGTTTCGTAAAAATGCTGGATGACTCCAACAAATTTGTAAAGACTAGCTTTGGCGAGATAAAAATTTACGCCGCAGATATTGGGATGCATATTGTTGGCTATAAAAACAAAGAGCTTGCTGGCATGGCAATAGCTACCGCCGTTACTGACGTTATTAATGAGCACATCAAGGTCATCAAAGTAGAGTACGTCACGCTCCCCAAGTTTCGCCGACAAGGACTCGCCAAGAAATTAGCTAAAGTAGGTGCGCAGTGTATGACACAATGGGGCATAAGGATGGCAAAGCCATTCAACCTAATTGAGGCCGATGTTGCGCCAGATAACGAGTCCAGCGCTAGAGTAGCTAAAAGTCTCGGTCTACAGCTAAGCCGCAGCTATGAGCACAAAGGTAAAAAATACCTTGTCTACGCTGATATGATCGAGTACAAAGGTGATAAACTTGACTCCTAATTTTGACTCAAGGATGAAGAGCGCGGATAAATTAGTAGATAAAGCCTCAAGGCTAAACCGCTGCATTCTTGTAATACTTTTCGTACTTATACCCACTCAAGTATATACTTCATTATGGATCAAGGTTGACATAACCTATACCGCAGGGACAACTATGGCGATGATCTTACTATCCAAGTTTATCAGTAGAACCTGCATGGATTATATGGGAGAAGCTACAGCGCTCTTGCACAGCGCAATTAACATACAACTCAAGGAAGCTAATGAGGCATAATCTAGCAATGTTATTCTTCGGCTTCTTCGTCGGAGCAAATTTAATATACACCGCATGGATGGCAGGTACTGGGGAGCCTATCTTTGGTACTATTTTATTTATGGTCAATTTATTTACGTTGATAGTGATGATTAAAAATATCCTCATGCATGAAAGATTAGATCGAATAATGGAAGCACGGTATCGCGCACTAGAAGCCCTTATGGAGATCAGAGAGACACTTGAACGATGGAAAGAAATAGCAAGAGTAGAAGATGAGTCAGCCAGAATTGAGTAAAGCACAGCACAAATACTACCAAGACAAGTTAGCCAGACTAGGCGAGATGTACGACAAGCTGGTTGTTATCCATAATAAGCTGAAAGGTGAACTTGATATAGCCAACGAAGGCTTACTTGCCGCTCACATGATTGGATTTCAAAAAGGAAAAGAAGCAAAGAAAAATGAAAAAGGATAATAAGCACTTAAACAAACACAGAATCACAACTGGCAAACTGGCCAGCGATAGTAGCTACGGAATGGTAGGGGCATTCACTATCCCATTTACCACAACTCGCAGGTTTATTGTTATCTCAAGTGGCTCAGGAGCCACAGACTGGGAGCACGTTAGCGTAAGGGCTCAGGAGAAGAGCGGTAAGAAGTTTAAAGATAAAGTGCCTACATGGACTGAGATGTGCTACATAAAAGGTCTTTTCTGGGATGATGAGTGTGTCATTCAGTATCATCCAGCAAAAGAGGACTATGTAAATATTCACGATCATGTGCTTCATCTCTGGAGGCCACTAAAAGAGAAAATTCCAACACCACCAAGGATAATGGTATGACAGAATATAGTGCCGTCACCGAACTTATTCGACAATCGCTTAAAGTATCATACACAGATGCCCTGAAGATAGTCGACGCATACGCCTTAGCGGCTCTCGCTAGAGATTTAGATATGTTCGGCGTAGATGATCTCAAAGAGACGCTTCTCAAGGCTCTCGATAAAGGAAATGAAAAAGGATAATGGTATGAGGACACTTAGCACAGGACAGCCAGCGACACTTGGCTCTTACTTAAAGAACGCAAAAGCTATGTTCGGTGAGAAGAGCGCCGCCACGAAGTTCGTTCAGGAAATGGTAGATAACCATGAGAAAGGCGAAGATGAAGAAGTGGTAGCCCACGAAAGCCAGTTCCTACATCTACTGGGGCAGAAACACATCGAGTGGCTGGCAGACCAGCATCATAATGAGTTAAATAAAAAAGCCCCGTCAGAAAAAGGACTTAACAAAGGATTCTAAGAATGTCCAAGATATTAACAGAAAGGACATTTACACTACGAAAAGCCGTGCTACTGTTAAGGCATAACTCGATAGGTTCCCCTTCCTATTGTTGTTATAAGATGACCCTGCCTCCTGAGTCCCCCTTACTCAGGAGGTTTTTTTCTAGTTCAATTCTAATTTTACTCAGAGCTGATTCTAGGTGAGCAAGGCCCTCTAAGTTCAAGAATTTAAGAACTAGAGCTAACTCGCGGGGATGGTCTTTTGGCACAATATCGCCCAGCTTCAGACCCTCTTTTAAGATATTCAATCCAAGAGCAGGCGTGCCGTCATATGAACCTACACCATAACCAACACGGCCAGCGCCAAACGTTATTATTGTGACCTCTCTCATTTTATTCTACCATTTCTATGCCGAGTCTCCTTAAGAGTCACACCCATAGTCTCGCCAAATATACGCTTATATTGTCTACTGAAGCCTTGGTAACTCTTTATGCCATAATCACCTATCACACTACGGATACTTCGATTTGTGGTTAGAAGCGTCTTTCGTATTTGGATGAACTGCTTGCGGCGAAAATAGGAATTAGGAGTCTTGCCATACATGTGCTTGAAGTGACGATTAAAAGCAGTGTAGCCTATACAGAACCCCTCACAGAGCTCTCGAATCTTCCAATCAATACGAATGTTCCCGATTACTAAATCATGGATGGCCTTAACAGTCTCAGGATAGTTCATCAATACAAGTCCATGTCGGCCAGATCACCACCAAAGCAACCCTCCTTAGTTTCAATCCACTCAATTATAGAATTATCACTCTTATTCAGCTTACCTATAGCAAAATAACGCTCCTTTGAATGGCGCTCCTGCAAATGAAGAAGGATAGCAGACTCAGAATTGCTATCGTTCAGATCGCCATACTTATAACCATCAATACTCTCGCGAGTCTGCATAAAAACCTCACAGGCCATACCGCAAACATCTGAGGGTATTGTGGCATTACACTCTTTCATTACACGAAGAATCTTATAAGGATCTTCACCACCATCGGGACACGGAAGAAGAACGACGTGTGAGTCGCGGCAGCCAATGCCAATTGGCTTCTGTATCTCGCCATCCCTCTTGTGGAAGTGCTCATGGACTCTGTGTTGGATAATCTCGCTGGCTATTGATAGTTTAGCGTTCATTGTGAATCTTCCATTATAATCTTCTTCATCGCATCACTCACTGACATCACTGGACGATACATAGAGAATCGCTCATAGAAATTGACATCAGTCATCATAATTTCCATAGCCAAATCATTCACCATGTAAGTCGCCTCTTCGTCATTAAGGCCAAAGACCAGCTTACATATCTCAACCGCTGATTTTGTCATTAGCTTTCTCCGACTTCTGATTATTAGGATGATTAAGAGAAGCCTTAGCAGCAGCATTATAAGAAGCCTTAGCAGCAGCATGTAAATTACATAGAATAACATGAAGAGCACTCTTGAAAGCACCGTGGGCAACTTCATGGCGGTCTGTAAGCTCAGGTCGCCTTATCAGAAACTCATAGACATAATGATCAATCAAGCCCTCTTTCTCGCTGTTAATCAAGATCTCCACAGCAGCATAAGCAGTAAGCAAGCCGTCAAGATCTTTAGCAGAAACGCCAAGACCTTTCTTAGGGATTATTTTTACAGGATCACCCATTATCTTGCTCATCTTGAGGATTCTCTAAGAGCCAACCCTTCTCAGCTGTCTTAGCAGCTTGGGTTATACTCCTGCCCATAACATGAAGAGCCTGAGCAAAGCCAGCCTTCACAGAGTCAGGGTGAAGAATATCAGCAGAGTGCTTATTATCATCCATAAAACGCTTAATGCATTCATCGGCAATAACCTCATTCTCAACGAAGTGATGAATTACTTTCACAGCCTGAACAAGGCCAGTGAAGTCATCGCCAGTTACACCAAGCTTGAGTATATTAGGTTCATTATTTGTTGGACTAACCATTACACGACTCCTTGGCTGCTTGTTCTGAAAGTCTGACAAGGCGGTGAAGGTCAGTCACTAAAATGGACAAGTTACCAACTATGTTTTCATCCAAGTTGTTGAGCGCAATCAAGTAACCCTCTTGACGCCGATCAGTAATAAGACCACGCTTCTGGATCTCCGTCAGATTCTGAACCAAAGTGCATTTTGCCACACTCATAGAGTGAATAAAGTCCACCAAGTCCTTTAAGCTTGAAACCTCATCATGCAGCGAGGTGGATGTTGGCTCAAGCTTGTCGGCATCCTGAAGGAAGTTCTCAAAAAAATTACTCATGTCATTACCCTTTAGAGTTAAGTTGACTCAAACAATAGCACGATATATAATAATGTCCAAAAAGAATGATTAAGGATTATGTGGGCTTATATATTCCGTAGTTTAGCCTCCTTCTTCTCTGCCCACACTGGTGACATATCAGCAAAAGAATCAACGCACTCAATAACAAGGTCGTGCAAAGCTCGCTTATCCCGAGAAAGATCATTAACCTTTCGCTCAAGATCATCACCTCGCTCCATATAGTGATCAATGAAATAGCATTGTTGAGCAAGAAAATTAATCAGCTCCTTCTTCTCTAAGCTCATCCAGTACTCAGCTACACTACCTTGACGGTCTGGCATATTATGAAGCTTCGCGTTGAACTTTTTGAAATCCATTAAAGGCTCAGTCATTTATTAATCCTCGGTACGGCTTTTTAAGTATTCTAGCTTTCTTTCATGCTCCTTAAGGCGCTTAACTATTTCGCTTTGGGTGTTTACTATACTCGTTAATAACACCTCAAGGCCCTCAGGATAATCGCCAATCGGGCTACTAATACATTCAGTGCAAGGCTCTTGTTGGTGATGAACATCACAATACATAAAATTATTCCTTGGTTATCTCGCCATAACACTTAGGGCAATCCCAACCGCCATGACTACGCTTATGAAAACTCTCAAGCAAGCCAATGTAATCACAATCAAGACACACAAAACTCTCACAAGACGCATGACGGGAAATAGAGTAATCACCAGACCCTACAGTAAAACAACATTCGCCGTCAGGAATTTCTTCTTGGCAGACATAACACTTCACAGGATCTATACTCATTTAATTCTCCAGTTTGATAAGTAGCACTATAGGCAATGTCCGTTAAAGTGAAATAAGGAACAGAGAAAAAAGAAAATTTTTGGAGTGAAAATGCACGAATACTATGTAAGAGAAAAGACGGTATACGAAATCATTCAGGTAGATGGAGAGGAAAGCTACGTCATAGATGAAGCTGATACCGAAGCAAAAGCAAATAAACTCAAAGAAGAGTATGAAGAGGATGATCAGGAGAGAAGTGACACATGACAAAAGAGCCAGAAGTTAAGAAAGAAAAATTCAGCTTTCACCTCAATACCAAAGAGCTTAAAGAACACTTTGGACATGATCTAATGTTGATCGAGCGACAACTTGATGAATTAGACCTGAAGATGAAGATCATCGATGACCGAAGAATCTACATCTATAGCGAGTGGTTCTTCTTTAAAAAGACCGAGCAATTCTTGAGTATCCTTATAGAATATGATGACGACTATATGGAAGGTACTTGGCTAGAATCACTGGAAAATCCCGACAGAGATGAGGGCATGTTTCACATCGAGTATTATATCTCATGGACAAGGGTATACATGGGAGCTTGCGATGATGGCCATAAATACATGTTTTTGCCAGGTATCGAAAACCTCTGCAAAATGAGACCCTACACTGGTTTTGATATATTCGGGGCTGGCAACGGATGCGGAATACACAATGATCTTGGAGGTGTCAGAGATGCAATAAGTCGAAAAGAATTAAGCAAAGAACTAAGTAGGTTCATTAATAATTATATCAAAGGCATGGCAAAAGAACTGGAGCTACTGGACTTTATGGGGAGATATCCAGACTAAGGGGATTAAAAACATCATCATCACCCCTTCAGATTGCAATCATTCAGGGCTCAGAGTCAGCGGAGAGAAAATTAATCTTCCTGTACTGAAGCAGAGCGCACAGTCTCACCTCTTTTGTGCGCACAAGGCCCGTACTGAGGCCTTACCATCACCGTCGTGATAATTAAACAATATAGGTTATGTCCTTAAAAGGTAAATAAGGATTGGGAAATTTGGGAGGGATTTTCTGAGGGGCCGATGGGATATATGGAACAGCTCCGAACGGTTTTGCCCCCCTCACTTATATAGGCATTGAGCAGCGTGAGTCACCGTCTAATATATGATATATGTATCCACAAGCACAACACCTTAGACATTGAGTCAAATCATTGACTCATTGATACTGATTAGTGCTCAATCATACGCTTAATCATACTGCTGTGGGGTTGGTGTGTTGGCACTGTGTTGGGCGTGTGTTGACACTGTGTTACTGGGTGTTACAGTTTATTAATCTGCCCTCATTCAGTACCATCTCGCTTACTCTCTTGCTGTACTGTTGCCTCGCGTGCGTAGTTATCAGGGCTATCAACTGCCTTACATAACCTCTTGAATACGTCAGCAACTGGCGAGCCTGTCTTGTGTGCTAGTCTATTGAGTGCGACTTGTAGAACTGCTTCGATTCTCAGTGTTGGCTGTGAGTGATGATGAACAATATACATCTGAGCTTCAAGCTGCTTCCAGACTTGGATTTTTTTAAGTCTCTTGAGATTCTTAGGTGGTCTTGGCGTTGTCATAATGATTTGCCTTGTGTATCTAAAGAGCTTACCGGCAGTTTGCCTTGTGATTCTGCATTGACCTGTGATTGTGTTGCCGATGGCGCTTGTTTGAATTGTATTTACTATTCATTCCAGTGTGTACGCCTTCGGCGTTGTCCTCTGAATGATAGTTTAATTTCTGGAAGTGCTCTAGTTGAATTAAGCACGTGTTTCAAATAGCTGTCAAGTCGGATTATAATTTAACATGCAAGATACAATTAGTAGACACAAAAAAGCCTGCTATGCCGCTGTAACAGCATAGCAGGCTAGGTACTAATACAATCTTAGTTTACATCATCTTGGCAGATATTCTTCTGCGCTGTAATCAACTTCATATGCTTCACTTTCATATTGATCGCTTGATTCATACTTATAAGAGTTTTGACTCTTGCTGATAAATAGAATCATAAAGACTATTGCAAGTATTATTAAATCACGTTTGAGATACTTCATCTATAACCCATTCCTTGTAGCCCTAAGCTTTGGCTCTGGTGATACTCATGCATATTTTGTTGCCATCCAGTTAATTCACCATTCTTAAACGTCAGGTAATACGGAATTTGACCCTTGAACGCTTTGAACGCTGAATACTTCCAGATTGATACACCATTATTCATTTGCTTATTTTGTGGCGCGCCTAAATAGCTCTGGACTTGTGATTTGGTCATACCTTCATAAAGTTGGTTCATATCGTCAACAGTTGTGCTTATACAGCTCACACTCATTAATAATATTACAGCCAGTGTTAGTTTCTTCATCATCTTTACTTACCCCATATTTGTATTATTTCTTTTTTCTCTTTGAAGCTACGCGAGTACAAAAAATCAACATCATCACAAGTGAATACTTGATGAGGTCTTTTGTTTATCTTCTTCCTTGAGTGTACGTCGCTGTGACCAACATGAATATACATATCACAGCTATCCAGAATCCAATCTTCATCCATGCCATAGACATTTAAGTCATTTTGAGTAACCCATGAGGCGACAATCACCTGCGGCTTAAACTTTATGATTGCCTTTTTGTAATCGAGCTTCTTAACGTCGTTTGGGTAAAATACAGTCTTTTGACCGCCTTCCTTGTATCTCTTGATAATGTCGGGCCATTGTTGCATTTTGTTGTCTGTTCTGTGAATACCTAGAGCGCGACCTAAACAACCATTTCCTGAGCCAATTTCAATCGCTGTACGTCCACCGATACGAGTCTTAATAAACTCAACCAGTTCATTCGTTGGTAAACCATACAAGGCTTGATCTTGCCCGAGCATTACGCGTTCCATTTGTGGCGTATTTTCCCAAAACGCCGACGGCATACATTTTAATAGTTTGCCGTCCATACATTGAGCTTTCAGCTCTTTTATGTCTGGCGCGTGGTCTTGAGCCATCATCATTGCATCACCCCGAAGTAGGCCGTCAAGCCCCATTTCGTGACCACTTGGCAGAGTCTTGTCAACCTTCATCTTAATAACCTAACCATTCTAAAGCAGCTCGAAGGCAATACATACCTTTACGCCTTTTATACTCATCAGATTCTTTATACTGGTCATACTCTTGCCCATGATCTTTTATCATTCTGGTTAAGTGAGCCCATTTAATTAAATGCTCAAAATAACCATCTTCTAATATTTCGTCGCTTGTTGCGCTCACCGTTGTTACTCCTTTTTGGTTTCTTTTATATTATAGTCTCGTTTATCTATTCTGTCAAATTAGCTAACGCATCAAAATAATATATCTTTTTAGTGCTTTTGTATTGACAGACAGTTTTGACTGAGTATAATTATATCGACAACACAAACGAAATTATGAGGTTATTACATGAATACAGCAGCAATCACAGTCTACGAAGTCAGACTATACAATACACTCCTTAACTACTGGTATACCCATACTATCAACCGCAATAGACTGAGAGCTGAGCAAATCGCTAACCGTCAGGAAAATCTGGGTTTTCAGTCTGATATTGTAGCCGTGGTGGTAGACTAATGATTATTGCAACCCCAATTAAAAACACTATGCCTCTTGCACCAAGCTCACCGCGCGAACTTAAGCGAAGAATAAACGGAACACGCATTAATATTAATCTTTAAGACATCAACACACGGCAGGATAAAACCTGCTCTGACTTGATTTTTTAAACGAAGTAACAACACAAACACAAACGGAGTAACAACAATGGCAGAACTAGCACAGATATTTTTAACGGATTACGCGAGCTATAACGACGGCTCACAATTTGAATTTGGTCACTGGGTAAACCTTGACAACTTCGACGATGCCGACGAGCTCGCAGAGTATATGCGCAACCACTTTGCCAAGGCCGACAAGAAAAGACCTCTTGACTCTTGGGGCTCCAAGCGTGAGGAAATTATGATCACTGACTTCGAAGGTTTCCCGCGTGAACTTTACAGTGAGTGTATGGACTTCGAGCCAGTCTTTGAATTCCTCAATATGGATGAAGGCGAAAAGCTCATTTATCAAATTGCCAAAGAAGTAGACCGCACCGACTTGGAGAATATTCAATTTTGGGAAGGCTCCGCGCATGACTGGCGCGCCGTTGACGACATATACGAGGAGCTTTACCCAGAAGCATACGCAGCGGCTGAGAATGTGCCTTATATGGTCTTTAACTGGGAGCAGTTCGCACATGAGTGCCTTTATGAGGTTGTTGTGGATGGCACGTCTTACCTAGTATTGGCCGAATAGTGATAAAGCGCCGTAAAGTAAATTGCCAAGTATTCCTTGAATGCTCCAACGGCTACAAGTGGCAAACGACAGTCAACACCACCAGCCCCGACGATAAGATTAAATTCTACTTTATCAACAACATATTCAACGCACCAACAGAGCAGGAAAGAAGCCTCTGTATAAAGTGCAAGATAGTAAGAAGCTAACCCACCGCCGCCAGTTAAGTCTGGCGGCTTTTTTATGCAATTAAACAAAGGAGTAACGACAATGATGCCCATAGAAAAAAAAGAAACAAAACTAGTCGATTCGCGTCGTGAGCAGACGCTAAAAGCCAATGTCATTGGCTATAATAATCTAGTTAAAGCTGGTCAAGCTATCAAGCCTATAATTGACAAGTACACCGCTGAGAACGACATTAAACTGAATGACGACGGCAGTATATACAAGAAGCAAAAAGATGAGCTCAATCGGCTCATTAAAGAAGCGACAGAAAAAACCAAATTGCAGCGCTTTAAGATAAGGGCTTGCAAATACGACAGAGGTGTGGAGCTTTGCGTTGATATTCGAAATATCTATTATGAAGCCGCCGACGCAAACGGAATGACTAGTCGTCAGCCTCTCGACTGCTTAGTTTATTCAACTGTGGGAGATTGGAGAGCCAACAATTTTGAGCGCAAAACCGTAACGATTAAACAAGTAAGAGCCGCCGCCGACAAAATAACAAAGCTTTACGCAAAAAAAAGAGACCTAGAACAGAAAATGAGAGCCATATATCAACCTTTCTCTAGTTTCGGCGAAGTTGCCAATAGATACAAATGCGCGGATCTCTAATAAACCACCACATAACCCACAAGAGCCGACCTTAACCGCGTCGGCCTTTTTGGTGTAAGGATCAGACAACCGCCTTAAAAGGCATTTAAACAGGATTGGACACAATGGAATTATTCGACATGTTAGTATTAGCCGACTGGGTGAAAATCACCAGCGACGGCTTGAAGATATACACCTTCAACGATTACCAAATCAGACAAGACTACGACAGCGACCAATGGCTGACATCTAAAGATGATATGTGTCTTGAGCCTTGCGACACATTAACGGAAGCCTTCGAATATCTCGCAGAGCATGAGAGGTTCAATTAGTGACCGCCGCCGAATTCAAAGAAATCAGAAAGCATTTAAAATTGTCGTGTCGTCAGTTGAGCGAAGTATTTTTTAAGAACGTGACGACAATTCAACGCTACGACGACGACAGGGTGCCAGTGCCGAAAATGATAGCAAAGGCAATGCGCGAAATGCTTGCTAAAGCTACCGTTGATCAAACCCGACCGCAACTTTTAGACATAGCCTTAAGACTGATTAAAAGCCCTACTGACATTGAAACTTTCATCACCAAGCTTAATACTCTTTAGATCCTGTTTGATTGCATACCACCGCTCAAGTTTAGATTAGCTTGAGCGGTTTTTTGTGTCTGGGTAACGGGCTCAATTCTGAGCCCGTCGGGGTTTCTTGACCTTTTACTGATAGTTTTTATTCGTTGGTGTACGGTACTCTAAAGGGGATGACTCAAAACGCCGAAAAATGGCAGACTCAGAAAATGGTGGAATAAGACTCAAAAATAACGAAAAAAGCGGACTCAGAGCCCCTATTTTAGGACTCGCGCCGTGCTTAAGGTTAATATAACCTATATTCATCTGTGAGCACAAAAAAGCCCAAGTGACTCTAAAACTCAGACTCAAGTGGGTATTTTGGTTGACTCAAGACCAGATTTAAAAGCCGACTCATAACGGTATTAATCAAGAGGTATATTTTGAAAATACACCTCTCGAAAATCCAAATCACATATCAATCACACCCAAATCAACAAGGATATAATTCTCTTCAGCCATAGCTTTAGAGTTACCGAGGATCTTTGCAATATGCAATGAAGTCAGTTTCTTCTCATTGAAGAGCCAAGACGCCGTTGAACGTCTCATCATTCGACAATTAATATCCTTGGGGAGTATACCCACTCTATGGTCATTCAGCCCCGTTTCAGACCAAACACGACCAGTTCTAACATGCGGAAACAAGTAGTGATTTTCTTTCCTAGTCTTCATAAGATCTAAAAGCAACGGTTTAAGAATCTCAGTATTCATTGGAATTTGACGATAGACAGTTTTGAAATTTGAATTTACATCTATGTCTACATGTTCAGCAGTTAAATGGACAATGTTATTTTCAAAATCCAAAGCACTAGGCATTAGATAAGCCGCCGCCATTTTCCTGACGCCAGTAAATAGGTATAGGGCGACAAGAGCCTTATCATAAGGATTTGTTTGTTGATCAATAAGGGGCTGAAAAGCGGAGTATTTCAAAGCCGTTAAAGCCCCTAGATTCTTACCTTTCTTAGTACTGTATCTTGATGATCTAAATGTAATAGGGCTCTTAGCTACTAAGCCTTCTTCAACGAGATCATTAAAGAATTGAGTAAACACTTGTTTGCGTGTCCTTAATCTAATGGCTGACTTCCTTTCACCATCAAGAGAGCCGTCCTTAATAGCCTCCATATAAGTTAAGCAATTATCTCTAATTGCATCATTAGTCATTATTGTGATCTTCTCACTGACATCAAAACCAGAACTAATAATGAAGTCAACAATGATATTATAATGAGACGAAGTTTTATGTTTCTCTCTTTTAGTTAGCTTCTTCATTACAGCAGCACGAAACTTTGTTATATCATTAATGTCTTTAATCTGTATTTTGAATCTATTGTTAGTAATAGAATTAAAGAAGTATCTGCAAGCCCCAAGAATTGTTGGTACTTTATTAGAATAGTCTTCCGCATCACCCTGTAATTTGACAAGTAAGCCGCTAATCACTTTAGTTAAACGGTGATTCTCACGCTCAAGAACTAGATTCGCCTCTTTAAGTGCTACGGGATCATTGCTAATACTTTCTTTCATTACGAATTTAGTAACGGTCTCTTTAGGTATCACCTCAGGCACTAAGCCGTTAAATATATCCCAAGCCGTTTTACAGGCTCTCTCGCCTTTCCCTCCAATGATATCGCATATATCACTTGAAAGTATATTGGCCTCGCGTGGATTCATGGTATAAAGCGAATGTTTTGCCCTTTTACCTAGCGCGTTGGTGAATTGTAAACTCCATACGCCTGTTTCTTTCCCGCCTCTCTGAAACGGCCTATAGTCTGGCCGTCTTTTTTTGCTATTCTTCGTCATGTGTTGTTACTCCGTATTGTTGTTACTTCGTTTGGATTTGGCCTTGTGGCCCCGATTGGATTGCAATCGAGGCCGCTAACCTACACCATATGATCTTTCATCCAGCGCTTTAAGGTGCGCTTTGCCTTACTGTCTATTTTATTCAAAGCCGTTCTGCCATTTTCCCAATTAGCGACAACCGCCTCAGTTACATTAAGGCTATCGCCCAATGCCTCCTGCGAAATATTCATTACTGCCCTAAGTGCCTTTAATCTGCCGATGGTGATATGATTCGTCAAACTAACCCTCCCTTTAAATTAACATTCATTATAAAAAACTCAAATATTTTAATTTTTTTTCATAAGGGCAAAATTCCCCTGTTAATAAGTCCGCTATACCTTCACTCCCATAATGGTACTTTTGCAAACCCAACCCATTTGGATTTTACGCACACTAAGCGCAGTCGTTATTCCGTTTTTCTATAAGGGTTACTTTGCTCTGTTAATAACATTATGGTAACTATTACATCCAATTTGGATCTTTGCAAGTTCTCGGACTCAAATTGAGATTTACGCCCAAAAACTCGTATTGACTTTGCTCAATGGCTAACCTAAACTATTCCCATCAACTGGCAGGGAGCTCGTCGATATGCAAACAGGAGTAAATATTATGAAAAGCCAGACAGTCGGAAGACCGCGTAAGTTCAAGAAGAATAGACGCTTACTACAGGCAATGCGGAATAAAATGATAACAGGGAAAGCCCTAGCAAAAGCCGTAAGAGTCACTGAAAATACTATCACAAACGCACTTGCAGGTAAGGCAATACTACATAGTAATGCGTCGAGAATTAGCATGATACTTAATATGGAAATTAAAGATATATTTGATGTAGTTTCTATATCTGGAGATCTACACTGGCTCAATTAGAGTCAAAAAAAACCCTAGTAGTTCGAGCTACTAGGGCAGAAAAACGAAAACAATAGTGCAAACAGGAGTCATCATTTCATGACCATCATACAACTAAGTCCCCAATCAGTCAACAATGACCGAGATCATAATTTAATCTTTACTAAGTCACCTAAGGCTTATGAGGTATTTAAGTCGTTCCTTAATAAGGACGGGCCACCCTTTCCCCATGATTACATTAATGCCTGTGTGGCAGCGAAGGCACCATTCGAGGATTATTACTATCACTTTGTAGTCCTCACCTATCTCGATCCTGCTTATCAGGAACGCTTTAGAAACAAAATCTACGAAGCCTACAAGCTGGGCTGAAAACTCAGCCCAGTTCAAATAAACTATATATCGCTTTGGCTATTCCCTGCCCAAATAGTTGCGCTATGCATCATTTATAAATTTAAGGAAGATTATGGAAATCATACCAATTAACAATAGCAACGACGGCGAGCCTACAGTAAACTTGAGAGACTTATGGTCTGGTCTTGGATGCAAGAAGAAGTTTGCAGACTGGAAAGATGATAGACTGCAAGGACTTATAGAAGGTCAAGACTTTTTCCCCGTTTTGGGAAATAGGTCTGGCGGCACAAAAGGCAGAGGTAAAAAGGACTATGACGTACCTCTCGACGTTGCCAAAAGTATAGCAATGATGGAGCGAAGCGAGAAAGGCCAACAGATCCGCAACTATTTCATCGAAGCTGAGAAGAAATCTCGATCAATGCAGCCGAAAACATTGTCAATGTCTGATATGTGCCGCGCCTACCTAGAGCAGGATGCAAAGCACAATATTGAGAAGGCCCGCATTAAAGACAAGCGCGAAGCCACTGTAATGGTTGAACTAGCCCTGCTCTCAACTGACGCTGAGATGAAAAGGATAGTCAGGGAATCTCAAGATAATTGTAAAGGACTTCTAAACCCCAAGAAAGTCGCCCAGATCGGAGAATTTCAGTCACACATATATGTAAACAAGATCTTACTCGCTATGAGTTTTCAATACATACTGCCAAAAGATGAAAGGGAGGTCAGAAAAAAGGTCAAAGGCGAATGGGTTACTTTTACAAGAAAGTTTGAGCCTACTAAAGAAGGCGAGCAATTCGCTAGAAAATGGCTCAACAATATCGGCCCAAGAACCCTTCAGATATCACTCCGATGGAACCCCGAAATCATCGACCATCTTGACGCCTATATAAATGATCAAGAAAGCGTATGAAAATCTACGCCAACACCATCATCGCCGACGCTACTGACCAAGGCATTCTGATCGACATCGAGCCAACGAAAATAATCTTTGAGAATCTAACAGAAGAGGATTGGATACTGGATAAAATGGACTTCAAAAATGTTATCGAATCAGTGACTTGTGATGTATGCAAAAATTGTGGCGGTCATCCCGAATGTTGGAACTGTAAAGGCTGGCTCGAATAAAAAGAGCCCCCAAGACGCCCGAAGTAACAACACAAACAAACGCCAAGAGGACTCACGCTCAAAACCTACACCCAAACCATAACTAATCAAGAGGAAAAATCATGTCTAACGAAGTATCGAAAGTTGAAGAAGTTCAAGAAATCGCAGTATCCCATGATGAGCAAGCATTTGCGCTAATTCAGCGTGAGGCGAAGGCATTAGCGTCAAGCCAGCTAATACCAAAGCACTTTCAAGGAAAGGTTGCAGACTGCATCATTGCCTTAGAAATGGCAAAGCGTATTGGTGCCGCGCCTATGGCTGTACTCCAGAATATTTACATCGTACATGGAAAACCTTCTTGGTCATCCGCTTTCATTATCGCGATGATTAACACAAGTAAAAGATTTAAACCCCTAAAGTTTAAGTATGAAAAAACCGACGATGACACGGCTTGTATTGCTTATACGGACTATCTCGATTCAGACGAAAAAGTGATCGGCCCTAAAGTCACCATGTCTATGGCAAGGGCTGAAGGCTGGTATGATAAAGCTGGCTCAAAGTGGAAGACAATGCCACAGCTAATGCTGAGCTACCGAGCGGCAACATTTTTTGGTCGCTTGTACTGTCCTGACTTATTAATGGGTATGCACTCAGTCGAGGAAAACGCAGACATCTACCAAGTCGATAAGCCGACGTTCAAGACAGTGGAGGACTTCAAAGATGTGGAAGACTAGAGAGCTAAAATTTCCACAGTTAAGCATTGAGTGGAAGAAGGCCAGACATGGAGTTCTTACGGGTTCCATAGTTGGCAAGATTATGCCGAGCAAGACAGGAAAATTGCCAGACGTTTCGGAAATGCTCTGCAAGAAAGCTGCTGAACATATGGCCCAAAAAGACGAGTCAAAACCGATCCCAAAAGCCAACTCAGAATGGGGCCATGAGTGGGAGCCATTCGCCGCTAATGCCTACGCTGACGAAACAGGTTTAGAGCTGTACGAACCAAGCCTCATTCAATCAGATTTTGAGGAATTGGTGGCCTCTTCGCCTGATAGAATCACAGAAAATGGCCGTCGGGTAATAGAGATCAAATGCCCGATGACTATGGCTAAACACCTCAGTTATATCGAGAAAAGCCCTGCTACAAATATGTGGTCAACCAGTGCCGAAAAGTGCTACTACTGGCAAGTACGCCACCACATGCTTTGTACTCGCATAAAGCGTTGTGATTGGGTTAGTTATAATAATGAATTCGCACCACATCCAATCTTCATTGATACGGTCGAATGGGATGAAGTTGAGATGGCGACAATGCAGGAAGTTTGTGAGAACTTCGTTAAGAAAATGAAACAACTTTGTAAAAGGACTTTGAACTATGGGAAATAAAGAATTCATCGGTTGGGTAGCAGTTAAAGAAGCAAACCATAACGGCCAAACGTGGCAATACACTCAGATTTCATTCAAGCTTGAAGACTTGGAGAAAATGAAGGGCTTTATGAATGAGAAAGGCTATGTCAATCTGAAGCTGAACCGATCCCAGAAGGGCAAAGAGTATCTCGAAATTGATACCTATGGCCTTAATCAAAACCCAATGCCGCCAATCGAGCAAGGGCCAATGGATGCACCAGTATCGCAAGCAGCCCCAACACCGCCGCCTATGGATTTTATCAACGGGGCGTCCGACGACGAGGTGCCGTTTTGAGTAAACGAAAATCATACAAAATGTACAGAGTTTTTCGCTGCACAAACTGTAGTCGCTATAGCAATTTTCATCGTCACCCAACTGTCACAGTCCCTAATTTTTGTGGCGATTGTGGGACGAGGACACTAAAGAGAGTCAGTAGTGAGCTATTCGGAGAATCGTTAAAGCAAATGGCGAGAGAACTGTGAGCTTTGAGCTAATGGCCCAAGTCTGGAAGGCCGAAATGAGTAACATAAATGATAAGTTTGTGTTGCTTGCTTTGGCCGACTATGCCGACGAAGATGACAAGTGTTTTCCTAGTTCAAAAACTCTTGCTACAAAGTGCTGTTTACATAAAAGAACAGTTCAGAAAGCAATCGTCAGACTTGAAGAAGCTGGCTATATCACCAAAGAGGAAAGAGTGAGAAAAGATGGCTCCTGTAGTTCAAACCACTATGTAGTGTCCCTGAGCCGTCTAGGTGATGGCCCACAGCCACCCTGTAGTGCCCCTGAGCCGACAGCATTCTTGAACCAGTCAGTTAACCAACCAGAAGAACCTACCAAAAAGATCATAGAGACCTCGCCGTTTGATGTGTTTTGGGCTGACTATCCAAAGAAGAAAGGCAAAGGAGCAGCAAGAGCCGCTTACGCTAGAGCCCTCAAGAAGACAACCAGTGTTACGATTATGAGTGGCCTTCTAAAGAGTGATATTCAAACAGCGAAGGATATACAGTTTGTGCCACACCCAGCAACTTGGTTGAATCAAGAGTGTTGGGACGACGAGGATACCAAGGAAACCTTAAAGCCATACTGGGGCAAAAAGTGAATTCTCTGTGCATAGTCTGTCAGAAAACTTTTGAGTATAAGCCTATCAAAACAGGTGGAACACTCAATCTAAGCGCCTTAAGACCGACAGTGTGTTCTAATGAATGTCATGAAGTCTATCAACAGATAGAGGCTCAGAAGGCACGCGTTGAGGCTTTTAGAAGGATATTGAAGGTAGTTCCAGACTGCTATCAGGGAGTTAAGCTATCAGACTTCGCTGATATGAAGCTAGAACACGCGATGACTGGTCAATCAATTACGGCTAGTGATCTACTTTCAAGGTATCTGAAGAACCCTTATTGGAATCTGACATTAGGCTCAACCAACTATGGCACTGGTAAGACTCGCTTAGGGCTATTTGCACTAGCTGTAGCAGCTTCTAAGGGGATCTACAGAACAAGCGAGATTCATACTATCCAAGACGCTGGCTATTATTCAGCCCTGAGCATCACGAAAACTCTAAGGACTGAAAGCTTCGACTCAAAGCAGTTCCATATGAAGTTGTTTTGTGGCTCCAGAATTCTAATGATCGACGATCTAGGTCAGGAGAATGAAAGGGACTCAGGAGAGATAGCAGGGATTTTGAAAGTCAGAGAAGAGAACAACCGCAAAACCATCATCACCACGAACTTAGATGAAGATGGATTAAAAGAACGCTACTCAGGCCGAATAGCTTCAAGACTTGCTAGGGGAGTATTCCAAGTGATCGGGGAGGACTGGCGACAGAATGACAAGAAATGAAGAAATCTTAGCCGTCAATATGAAGTTTTGGGATAGCCCCAAGACTAGAGCAGCGGCTGACGCAGTTAAACTTAAAAAACAAGAAGCACAAAAGGAAGTAGACAATGAACGAAACGCAGCTCTTTACAAGTACAGAACTACAGCCCCAAGAAAAACCCGTAAGAGGCATTAAAGCGGTCATTATTCGTCAGCTTATCAGTCAAGGTTGGGACGTTAACAAGATCGTTAAACAAACGGGATTCACTTACAATTACGTCCACAAGACTTTTCGCAATTATCCAGAGTGGAAAGTTAAGCAGGACGCTAAAGATAAAGTACGCAGATTAGGTCAGTTACTACGTGGCGAAAGAGTTAAGGTATTCGGCACCAAGCTAACGTACTTACATCACACTAAGACTCACGTTTATTTCATCAACGTAGGCGGCAAGATCGAGAACATGAAGAAGGAAGACTTTGTAGGCGAGCTGATATGATTACTATCGCAGTAGACGCAGGGAAGACGGGAGCAATAGCGATTCGCTACGAAGGAGGCGACGTAGTTGTGGTTAAGATGCCCGAAAATAGATATGAGATTCAAGATTTTTTTAAGAATATTAGTATTTGCATTAAGAGAGATGGGAATAAGGCCGTCGCCATCATTGAGCAGCTACACGCAGGTAGCGCCGCCCAAGGATTCAAAAAAGGAGTAAAACAAATATGGAGTCAGTCAGCCAACTATTCAGACTTAATGTGCGCTCTATACAACGCAGGGATTAAGACCATTGAAGTGTCGCCACAAAAATGGATGGGTAAAGTCACAGGGACTCGACCTAAAGAGTACAAGGAGCGCAAGAGCTGGTTGCACGAACAAGCTAAAATGACGTTCCCAGACCTGAAGGCACCGAAATATGCCGCCGACGCTTTAATGCTGCTCCACGTTTCGAGTCATTTTATATTTGACAACAAATGATTCGCGTTCTACTGTCAAATGTCCAAGTTGTGAGAATGTTGGACATCAACGAAAACAAAAGGTGCGAAAATGAGAAATCTTATTTTAGAGAACAAAGAAGAGGGTTTACCTAAACACTTGGAGATAAAGACAGCTAGAACTCTCCATGAAAAGAAAGTTCCAATTAAAGATATAGCTAAAGCAATTAAGTCCACTCAAGCATATGCCAGAGATATACTAATAAATGAGGGACTAATGACACCTAGACTTGGTACAATGATTCAATGGAAAACTAAAGAAGACCATATCTACAATCAATTGGTTCAAGATTTTACTTATGGTCAAATCGCTGAACGCATGGGAGTCAGCAACCCACAAAACAAAGCGCAGGGAATGGGTTCATATATAAAGAAGAAATGGGGCAGCAAAGAAGACTTCTTAAAGAACTTTAAACCAAAGCACCAGAAAATTGCCGCTGAGAAAAAAGAAGAGATCGACAAAGAGAAGCTAAAGAAAGAAAAAGAGGTGATTAAAAAAGTAATAGCCCTCAATGCTTTGATTAAACTTGACCATCCAGAGATATACGCAGAGTCAGAAAAGCGCTTGGATGCCATCTACGAAATATTAAAATAAATAAGCGCCAGCGTAGTGCGAAATGGACAACACACCTCCGCTCTAGGAGGAAATCTAGGTTCGATTCCTAGCGTTCGGCATTTAATTCTTCTTAAAGAAATTTACAGTTTCGGAGCTGATCGTTGCCGCTTTGTCATATATTTTTCTTAATTTAGCTTTCTTAACATCAGGTGACATTGTTTTGTGAGTCATAACAAAGTCAGCTTGCTTCATTAAGCTTCTAACATTTGAGCGAGTGCTTCTAACGCGCCCATCCATTCTGAGTAGCCGAGCATTTTCAGGGTCTGACATTAAGCTCTGCCTCAGATCCGTATCAGCATTTTTAATTGTAGTTTTCAGTCCTGAAATTTGCTTACTTAGCTTATACATTTCAACTATTGGTGCCGCTCCAGCATCAGGATTAGTCGCAAAGAATCTCCGCACCCCGAAAGCATCAGCAAGAGCACTGCGGCCTAGTTCTGGCGTTGGCTTAGGTATACTGTCTTCAATGCTATTTATGAACACCGAGTCAATGACATTCGTTCCGAATTTTCCCCAGTTGGTGAAGTAACCTGTAACCATATGATCGAAGAAGATCGGGCTAATCATACCGCCAGTTTCACGACTTATAAACTTGGCAGTTTCTGAAGTGTACTTAGTGAATTGAGCCTGCTTAGGTTTATTTTTCAGGTACTCTGAAATTATCGGCGCTTCTCTGAAGAATGAGTAATTTGTCCAATATTCGGCAATTGGCTTAATCACACTAGGAATCATTGAGCTGGCTTGGCCTTTTACGGCATTCCAAGTTTGCTCGTTGGCCATACCTAATCTCTCTTTCGCGCTGCCTTCACTAAATAGTTGCTTTCTGACAAGATTGCCGAAGAATTGATAGCCTAGAGGTTTTTTGATCTTAATAAGACCTTCAGCACCTTCACCTACTCTGATATAAATATACTCTCTTCGATTATCCTCTGACTGCCTCAAGTAGTCCTCATCATCAGAGAGCGCAAGCCACTGAAGTATCTCAGGCAATATCACTAAAGTCGCAATGCCGATTCTACCTTTGTTTGAGGTCATTATAGTCTCTAAGACTTTATGCGTACCTTGAATAGCAGGATTTAAAAATGCGACATACCTATTACTTAGAAGGCCATCGCCAGCAACTGACGTACCCATTTTTGAGTAATCCATATGGTCGCGAGTCTCAAAAGCAGCAGTGCCCATAGCCTCTTGGATGCCTTGGGATTCACCGTCCCACACTCTATTAAAAGTTAACTCAAACTCGCCTGCTCGCGTAGTCTCTTCTGCAAATTGAGAGATTTTCTCCATCTTTATTAGTTGGTTATCAAGCCATTCAAGCGCCGCGCCAGCTTTGCCTTTCTCGCCCTTTGGGGCAACTTTACTTATTCTCTCATTGAGCACTTTAGTATAGGTCGATTGCCCAGCTCCAGAAGCCTTGTAATAGCCCAACATCTTTGGGTCAATCTTCATAAATGAAGCAACAGTAGGAAATTTTTTAGAGAGCAGGATAGCCGCGCCTCTGATACTCTGATAGTACGGTATATTGAAATTCTTAGACTGAATAGCAACTTGAATAGGGTCAGTGACTAAGTTTCTGGTAACGAAGTTGAGCGAGCCCACCGCAGTACGTTTTAATACTCTATTAGTCTTTGCCGCGAAGTTTGCCAGACCTTCATTCATAGAAGATACAGAGCCTTTCATGACTGGCGAGTATGTCATGGCGTCCCAGAGAAGATCATCCTTAATACTAATATGAGTCGCCTTGCCGTTCTCATCATAAACAGTGAAGATGTTTTCACCTTTGATTTTATCAGAACCAACAATCTCAAGGTATTTGCCAACGCCGCCAAGATCTTTTTCGACTAAGTTCTTTTCGCGATTAGCCGCGTCGATTAATGACTTGTTGATCAGCGAGTCAAAACCAGCCTTGACCATCATCAATAGATTATTTTCCAATGCAGGCAAGCCGTAGCCTGTTGATGCCGTATCGCCCTTTATTACTTGAAGGGGATTGCTATTGTTTGACGTTTTGAGAGTTGCCTTAGTTACCTCATCGTAGATTCTAGCAAGTGGTATGTAGGCATTGTTTTTGCCCTTGATTCTGCCTCTCTGCTCTTCACTAAGAATACCAGACTCAACCATCCAGTCTAGCATGGCGTCAGTAAACCCTTTCATGTCTTGGGCTACTTCTTTGAAGTGTGGAAATTCCCTTTCGTACTTGGCAACACTCTCAGCAGACTTTGAGTCTATCGGGCCACCGCGAATGCCTCTTGGCTTCAAGTCAATGGCAATCCTTCTATCCTTCATGTAGCCCTCAAAATCAAGTAGCTCATTCTCTTGGATAGGTTTAAGTATTCCCTCTAAACCGTCGGACATTTTCTCGTTTGTGTATGGGTGATGTATGCCATCTTGAAAGTAGAAATTTGCAATATCAGCAGAGCCTTCAGAAACTCTTGAGAGTCGGTAAGTATCCTTTGCATAAGGGATGACAATATTACCATAAACCCGTCCCATTAGATTTCTAAATGGAAGCTTTCTGTCTTGATTCTCGACGAGGGTTTTATCTATAAATTGCTTAAACGTGGTCGTTGCTTTTCTGTCCCGTCCTTGTGACGCCTTAGTCCGTTGCTGTGGCGTCTGTGCAAGGATATCACCATAAGCCGCTGTCAGCTTATCGAGCCCTTGTTCAATCTCAGGGAATTCAGCAAGCCGCTTGTTGAATTCAGCGTCAAAGTCTGGCGCTATCGCAGTCGCCGCATTGGGATCAGTGAGCCGCAGTCTCATGTATTCCGCTCGACCTTCTTCACGTCGCCGCGCTACTGGAGCTTCAGGGCCAGCTTGAGCTTCAGCCAATACAAACAACTCGGAGTCGAACTGGCCAATGGTACTTTTATTGAGTCCCATTTGATTTGAGATGCCGTGGCCGACTTCGTGAGCTATCACGGTAAGATCTTCAGCAAACTTAGTCCTGATAGCTCTAGGGCCACGCTTATGTACACCTAGTTGATTTTTCTTGCTACGCTCCATTTTCCCAATGGGGATTTGGAGATCATTCTCAACGATCTTGGCAATATCTTTAATTTTTCGCGAAGTGTCTTTCTTGACTTCAGCGTTAGTTTCCAAGTCAGTCGCCAGCTCCATAAACTGGCTGAAATCTCTAGGCTTGACGGGCTTTAGTGGTGCCTCTGCATCCTTCGCTTCCTTGCGCTCCGTCGCCCTTTCTTTAGCAGCTTGTACTTTTGCTACTTGCTCTTTAGTGGGCAGCGCCTCAGTTGGGTCGCCAAAAAAATCTTCATCAGGAGCAATTTCACTAGCTGGCACGTCCTGCTCTTGGCTCTTCAATAATTCCAGAGACGGCCGCGATTCTACCTCTTGTTTTAAGTCTGAAACTTTGCCTTGAAGCTTTTCAACAAATTGCTCATTGGTGACATCTTCAGCAACTATGCCCTTCGCTTTTGCTATCTCAATATGTTGGTCAATCGTGAAGGATTCTTTAGTGCCCTGATACCGTGGACTAATAGCTAATTTG